AGCAGCTTGTATAAGTGTTGCCTGTTGTATTGCTGCCGGTACTGTATTACTTCCAGACTGCACCGGAAACCCAAAACTCGCAGTAACTTTCAATCCTCTTGGATATTTAGTTGGTAAGACTTTACCACTTACCTCTATTGCCATGACTATCTTATCAAATGGCATCTTAGGATCTAAGTTTGCTGCATTATGAGGATATAAATAAAAATCAGTATTTAGTGTTAAGGTTTCGTGATCTGTGCCATCAGAGTTCAAAGTCTTTACAACTAGATTTGTTGTTGTTGCAATATCATCAACCATCACAAAATCTGTGAACTCACAATCATAAAATCTATCTTGCACATCTGTTTTGTAGAATACTCTTCCACAAAAATCATCAATAGCTGCACTTGCAGCATCTAATGCAAAATCTAAATTGTTATCTTGAGCTGTTCCAGACATTCCAAGAAATGTCTTTAGTTCGCTCTTGTCCATGTATTGATGGCTCATAGTTAAATTTTATTTTCTTCCCTTAATCTATCTAGTTCTAAATTAGCTCTATCCAATTCATCATCTAAATCATCCAATAAAGGATCATCAAACCACATAGCTTACTTATTTTCTTTAGGTTTTACTGCTTTTGTTTCTGGTTTCTTTGCTGCTTTTTTTGTGATACCACTTGGAATTTCATCTCCCATTCCAGCAACTAACACTCCGGATGTAAATGGGCATTCTTTACCCTGTTGCATTTTCCCGGTCTTGTTATCTTTCCAAACCATTTGATTTTCTTTTTGTACAATTTTCATGTTTTTCTCCTTTTGTATATGGATAGCAGAGTCCACTACCTCTGTCTTTAACACAAAAGTATGACTCTGCTCTTCCATAAATTTATTCTATATCGTTGATTCTTGTGAATGCCTGTGGTTTATATACTGCCAATGCGTATCGTAATGATGCTTTGATTGTTAATATATCTTTTCCAAAGTCGCCATCTGCTGCATTTTCAGAGATGGAAATTTCCATACCTCTTCTAAACACATGGTTAGCTGCTAAAGATCCACCGAATGCACCTACAACTACATCAATAGTAGTTCCAACTGCTCCACCGATTTGAGATGATTTTGTAACAGGTAATCCCCAAATGGTAGGAGTACCAGCTAATGCTGATGCACCTAACATGAAGTTGTTATTACCATCTACTTGAGCTACAAGTGCGTTATAAGCTGCTGGGCTCATAAGAACTGCATCTGGGCTCAATTTACCATTTATCTCAACATCTTTGATTCCATCCAAAACTGTTCTCAACTTACCTCCAGCAGTTGCTGGGAATGCTCCTGCTGTGTATGTAATTGTATTAATACCAGCATGTTGAGTTAATCCTCTAATGTTTGGTGCAACTGCTCCACCGATTAGGAACTGCTTTTCTAGTCTTTGCATAACATGATTTGCTAATCTGCCATCAAAATATGCTTGAGCACCTGCTTGATCTTCAAGCAACTCTGCTGTTATAGGTAGAGTTGTAATGAATTTTGAAACAGGAGCAGTAACTGCTGTGTAAGTGAAAGCATCCTCTGGTGCTGCACTTCCCTCTGCTTTTTCGGCTGCGTTGTTTGTTGATCCCTCTTGTAAGAAATAATAAGTTGTTTGATCTGTGTTAATAGAATCTACAAGATCTAATGCTGGATTAGGATCTGGCTCTATTGCAGGAATAACCTGTTGATAGATTGTATCTCTAGTCCAAACTGAAGTTGTTACAGTAGTTTTTGTTTCAAATGGAATATTTTTCAATCCATGATCTACGAAACTTTTGTACGCATTAGACTCAAGAAATTGTTGCCCCAAAGATTTTGGTGCTTTTTCAACTTCTGGCTCTTGGTAGATAGGAGCTGTTTTAGCAACCTTTTCTTCTACCTTTTCGTTAGATTCTTTGATTTCCTCTAACTGTTGTAATTCAGTAATTGAATCGCCAATATCTGCGAGTTCTTGATTTCTTCTTTTTATTTCTTCTTTTTGATCGGATGTTAATTCAGACATTTCTTCAACAGAATCAAAAATATCTGCTAATTCATTTGATTTAGCAGCTTTCTCATTTCTAAGTTCTTTTAATGTTGCCATTATATTTTTCTCCTATTGGTTTTTAAAAATGTTCTTTTGAACTTCCAAAAAGAGTTCATCATCAGAAACTTCATCATATCCATGTGTTTCCAAGACATCATCCAATCTGTTATAGATTGCATTCAAACCCTGTAAATACTTAGATAATAATTCAGTTGATTTTGAACTCATTGTTTTCTTTTCAGAGTTTCTTAGAAGAGCAAGATCTTCTATTCTCTCTGTAAATGCCTTAATCTCCTCAAGAGAAGATAGGGCTTGTTCTTCAAGCCTTTTACCCTGTTGAGTAGAAGTGCTGATTTCTGTATCAGTTTCACTTGAAATCTTACCTGCATAAGTCAATGATGGATTATCTTCTGACTCGTGCTCTTGACCTGTAATTCTTGTGTAATCATCCATATTGGAACATGGCATATAAACTGTTTCGCCATCCATCATGTGTTCGTGAAAACCAGAGCATCCAAGTTCTTCTGCTCTAGCCTCTGCCTCTTCTTTTGTTGTGTACATATCATCCCCAAGAGCTCTCTTTTCTTCTTCTTCCTCTTGTGGTGTATCAAACTGATCTAAACCTGATTTCAATGCTTGAACAAACGAGTTTTGTTGTGATCCTACAAGTACAGGAGAAACTTCCCAAACCTTTACATCTTTTAATACTCGTACAGGTACTTCTTCTCCTTTGGAATCAGTCGCTGTTGATGTATCTGAATCCAAGACTTGAAAGCCATAACTGAACTGTTGCATATCTCTCATTTGCTTTACAGTTTCGTATGCCTCTTTGCCTGATTCGGTATTTAGGAAATATCCTTTGAATACTGCTTTTTCATTATCTGACTCTATGACACCTCTACCGATTACTTTGCTCCAATCGTGATTCCAAACTAATGGAACTTTGTTACCCTCATATCCTGATTTCAAAGCTCCTGCTTGTGTTATGTCATTATCTGAATCTACTTTATCAAATAAAGAAAATACAGCCTCTAGGTATCTAGTATCTCCATCTTCTTTAAGTTCTATCGGTGTACTTTTGTACACTAAGTCTTTTGGTCTTTTTATTTCTTCACTCATCTATTACCTCTACAAATGCCTCTGTGCATCTACAATTTACTACTAAACTTGCTGGAGCTTTCGGATCTCCCGGAAAATCCAACTTGATTCCATTATACAGATAAAAGCTATCAGCCGGAACTCTTTGATTGTCTAATGTTACATGTGCATCTCTTACAAGCTGATCTCTTTGTGAAACCCATTCTTTTTCTAGTTTCTTGCCTGTTGATTTTGCAGCTCTTTGCTGACTCCATGAAGATGCTTTGAGCACCTCTGTTCTAGCTATTGATTTTGCTCTATTTAAAGATTGTCCACCTAACTCTACATTAATCTTTCTTGCAAGTTCATTGAAGAACTTATCGCCATCTACTGTTCCTGCAACAGGCTTTACTATGCCTAAATCTTCAAACTCTTTCAATGTATTTGCAACGATTGTTGATATTCTTTTCTTTGTTGTATTGTTTAAATCTTTCATTACTGCTTTACCATTTTCCTGCAAGAAGTTTGCTGCTTGTCCATCTTGAAATAATGAGCCTACTGCTGGAGGAACATTTCTTTGCCTACGATAAAATCCCTCCTCTACAATGTTTCTTATTGTTCTACCCTGTGTCGGAAGTAATATACCAAGAGTTGTAAATACAGTTCTTATTGCATCCTCTTCTTCTATTTGTACACCTAGATCAACAGGATCTGCTGCCTTTTCTTCTTTCTGTTGTGGAAACAAACTATCGTATGTTCTTACAGAGAAATCATCTGATAATGAGTAATACAATGGTAAAAACTCTTTTTCAAAGTTTGTACTATCTACCACCTTATCTATTCGTGTTTCCATATCATCTATGTTTTTGCTTTTTCTTATCTGTCTTGCAACTTCTCTTTTTTGTCTATTAAGTTCTTTTGCATAAAGTTCAGATAGTGTTCCCTCCCATCTAACTCTTAAATTATCTATCTCTTTCCAATACATTTGCTTTTCTTCTTCAGTCTTATATCTCTTTACAGGTGGCAAACCAAGAAACTTTACTGTTGGATCTTCCCATCCATAGAAATCATATCGTAAGGATTTTTCTTCATCCATCATATCTACTTGTCTTTCTGCCCACTTCTGTGCTCTCATCTTGTTTTCTTTGTCTATATCGCCACCCCACAAAAGCCACGCTACTTGTCCTGCTGTTGGTCTATCACTTTCTCCACTCAAGTATTCATCTGCTTTTGGAGAATCAAGATCTGATTCGTGTCTTAGAAACCAAGCTGATTGCCTACGAGCTTTATCATC